CGGGTTTTCTTTCCCCCTCACACTCCCCTAATCTTTCCTGTTCTATACTAGACTGTTCTATACTATCCTTATCTATACTATCCTTATCTGTGTATACATTTTGTATACAAGGGGTTTCAGCCTCTGTATAAGCGCCGTTTTTGTCTACTTCAAGAGTTGCCAGTTCGTCTTGATATGCGGTGGGTTTAATCCTGTCCTTCTGGAGGTAGTTGTTCATTCTCCAATGCTTGATTACGATGACCCCGGAATCAAAAATCAAGACGAAGCGTTTCGCTATCAGAAGTTTGATGTCATCGTCTGACGCTCCGATCTGCCGCATGATGGAACGTGGTGAGTTCACGAATCCATCATCGTCTGCCACCATGCCAAGCGTGAAGTACAGGCAACGGGCAGACATCGGCAGGTCGAGGAAAGCGTCGGACAGAACTATCGTCTTTGCGAACATCCGACGTTCAGCCATGTGTCACCTCAGAACGGGAGTTCTTCTTCGTCGTCGTAGTCCGTGAATGTGTTGTCGCTCGTTGTGGCGCGTTTTCCGTCGCTCTGGCGGCGTTCTCCAAAGTAAACGTGTTCACATACCACCTCATACGCCGTGCGCTTGTTGCCGTCTTTGTCGGTGTACTCGCGCATCTGCAAACGTCCTTCGACGATGGCCTTGCTCCCCTTGAGGAAGTGCTTGCTGACAAACTCAGCCGTAGCCCTCCATGCGGTGCAGTCGATGAAGTCCGTCTCCCGTTCCTGTCCCTTCGGCACATAGTCCCTCTGGACGGCCAGACGGAACGACGTGACGGGTGTCTGGTTCTGCGTGTAGCGGATGACGGGATCAGCGACAAGCGTCCCCTGTAATGCGATTGTGTTAAGCATCTTCTTCCTCCAGATAGTTCTTTCCAAATTCGCGGATGAAGTCATCCGTGTTCCATCCCTGTTCGAGCATGAGCTTTCTCTGCGCTCTGGCCTTGAGGATGTTCGCTCTTTCGCGGTTATGATGCACTCCATTTGGAGGCTCATTGTGACAAGCGTGGCACAGGTCTACCACAGCTCCGTATTTCTCCGATTTCTTCCGAAGCCCGCCCGGAAACACATGATGCCGCTCAATGTCGTTCCCGTACTTGCCGCATAGAAAGCAACGTCTCATTAAATCCCACCTTCTGCTGTTATGGTCGTCGATATATACATCGGCGTAGACTTTTCTAGGATTGTTGTTCCACTTCTGCTGTTCTGATTTTAGATTGTCATTGACCGCATCAAACACAAGCCCGCGTGAACGGCACCAGTCAACAGCCTCTTGCAACTGTTCTCCCTCGCGCATCGTCCAAAGTATCAACGCGGCTCCCTTTTGCTGTTCGCTGAGAAGGAAGCTGATAAGCGCCAGATTCGGTTCGCCTATACCAGGCCACGCACCGGAACATAACGTCCCGTCAAAATCGACAGCGTAGATCATAGATCGAAAAGGCTCGTCTGCTGTATCTCCATCTCTGCGCTTTTGATGTTCTCCACGGCGGCGTCGAAGTATGCCGTTTTCAGCTCCACGCCGATTCCCTTTCGCCCCATGAGGATTGCTTGATACACTTCCGAACCGATGCCAAGAAACGGCGTGAATATAACGTCGCCCTCATTGGAGTACATACGGATGCACCGCTCGATCACCGGGAGCTGTAACGGGCAGATATGCCGTTCGCTCTCGTCGTCATTCGGCATCCTGGCGTTCAGCGTGTCGCTCTGGTTGATGTCCCACCATACGGGAGTGTTCAGCTCATCCCACACGGGAGAGGCATAATCTTGCCATTCAGAAACGGGGAAAGATTCGTTGGTATGTGTCACGCGGTTCGGGTTTTCTCCCGGCTTCCGCATGAACACGACGTAATCGGGAATACCCATTCTCGACATACAGCTATCCTTCTTGAGCTGCTTATGCAAAAGGCCGAGCGCCTTTGTTCTCTGCATCGCCGTGACGGGGTTCTTCCAGATGCATACCTCAGCGTGGTAGATGAATCCGACATCTTGAAACGCTCGTATCAGATCTCCACGAAAATCTCTGATTCCGATGTAACCGTCCCGCTCTTTCGATGTGGGAAGGTTCATGCAATGGACGGCCATAATCCGTCCAGGCTTGAGGATTCGGAAAAGCCCCTCCGTAATGAATCGGAAATGCTCGAAGAACTCATCGTCGCTCTTGCAGTTTCCAAGGTCGCGGTCGCTGTTGGAGTAGGTATAGAGGCTTGAGAACGGCGGCGAGTATATCTCCATATCTACGCTGTCGTCTCCGAACATCTGAATCGCCTCGACCGTATCGGCGTTGTAGATCGCGCAATGATCGTCAACGTACTGGTCGAGAATCTTTATGCTATCCATGCAGGTTTCACCATTTCCTTCCCCGGTAAATACTCCGTCGTTATTCGTGTAGTGTGTTTGATTTCCGCAAGCGTTACAGACTTCATCAGCGCCGTCATCTGTTTCTGCATCTCATCCATCTGCTTCTGCTTGCGTTTGATGTTGTCGAGGACGTTCATTTCCTTTTCCGACAGGATGATGTAAACATCAACGGGCGACTTCTGGCCGAAGCGCCAGCAACGCCGGACAGCTTGATAGAATCGCTCATAGCTATCTGATAGGCCACAGAATATCATCCGATGGCAGCTCTGGAAGTTAGAACCGAATCCGAAGATTGACGGCTTGCTCACTAGCGCGTGTATCTTTCCGTCCGCAAAGTCAATACTGGCCTGTGCTTTGTATTCCGGCTCGTCAGATCCTTTGACCTCGACACAATGATCTATCTTCTTTTTCAGAACTGCGCTCTCGTCGTTGTAGTCGCACCATACAAGCCATTGATCGTAAACGGTCGAATTTGCCAGATTTGCCGCTCGATCTGTCCGGTCGTCAAGACTATCTTTTCGAGCCGATCTACGTTCTTCCAATGTCTCAGCAAGCTGTACAAACAGCGATCCTTCGTCCGGCTTGCTCTCCGTGAATATCTGATGAATGTTCAGCGGCGGGAGGTCGTAACCTTCTCCCTCATAATCAAGGTCTTTCGGAGAGTTGAAGTAAATCGCCCATGTTGCGAACCACTCCCAGAACTTGTTTACTCCTGCCTTTTTCAGCCGCCACTTTGACGTGTCGCCGCCGTCATGGATGAAGTACGTTGCAAGCATCTCCGTCCGGCTCATAATGCCGAGGAACTCGCAGCTTGTCCCGATCTCCGTATAGTCGTTCGGCGCGATCGTCGCCGTGCATAGCAGTCTGTACGGCGTTTTGCAAAACATATCCGTCAGCATCGTCTGGTATTTCCCCGTGTACGATTTGAGGATAGACGACTCATCCAGGCATACCCCGGAGAACGCCGCCGGATCGAAATGCTCGATCATCTCATAGTTGGTAATGTTTATGCCGTCCGTAACGTCCTCCTGTTTCCGGCATACCGTGACCTCCGCGATCTGAAACTTGCTGGCCTCTCCCTGTGTCTGCCGCACGACGGACAGCGGCGCGACGATGAGGACGGGACGGCCAGTATGCCCCTGGACGGCTCTGCACCATTCCAGCTGCATGAGCGTTTTCCCGCTCCCGCATCCCGTAAGCACCGCGCACTTTCCTTTCTTACAGGCCCACGCGATAATATCCTTCTGGTAGTCGAACGCATACGGGGTTATGCTGTCGCGGTCTATATCGAATCCGGTTGCTTCGGCACGGAGTTCTTTTGTTTTCAAAAATGCTTCGTAGCTATTCATTCTTCCCTCCCTGTCTGTATGTGTATCCCCATGTCCTCACAAGCCTCCAGAAGCCCGTCTAAGAGCCGCGAGAACTCTTCCGTGTTGTATGTCGAACTTCCGCGCATGAGCATATACGCCCGATAATCCACGCCGTCAGAGCCGTGCTTTACCTTGCTTGTCGGTTTGATGTGGTAGGTGTCAGCTTCCAGCGCTTTTTCTTCCGTGGCATCCGTGTCCGGGAGCATGATGTACGCTACTTTGTCGCCGTACATTTCCGGCTGCCCGTACTGCCGTATCATCATGTTGTGCAGACGGTTGTTTGACACTCTCAGCACCTTGGCAAGCTGTGTCAGCGAAGCCCAATACAGGCCGTTCGCGTCAAGGCTCCGTTTCTGCCGGAACTTCTTGACGATGACCTCCACCTCCGTTTCGTGAAGGTCGTCGTACAGCTTGCCGATGTCGTCCTTCGTGCGGATCAGCAAGAGGCTTTCCCCGTCGCGGGAAAATGTGAGGCTGTCAAGGTTCGCTTTCATCTGTAACCGTACTCATATACGCAGTTGCGTCCGCTGTAGATGATGAGGCCGGAGATATTCCCGTCCTCGTCGTACTCGATCTTGCGGACGGTGAACCTGTCCCGGCACTCCCATTTCCCGCGCTCGTTCTGTCTGAGCGTCTTGCATCCGTCCGGCTTGATCCAGATGAACGGAGCGGAATACAACTCTCTGCCGATGCCGTGCTTGAATCCGGCACGTTTAAACGCATCGGAGGCGCGGCCTTTCTCGGCTTCCGTGTTGCTCTCCGTCCCCGCGTCCCACTTCCAGACGAACGTTCCGTCGCCTTTGTAGTCAACGCCGAGGCCGCCGAACAGAACGCCGTCAATCAGCTTGAAGTCGTTCTCCCACCGCTCCGCGCCGACAGTCTCATCCAGGAGCGCCGCATCCGTTCGCGCCGTCTTATACAGCAGCAGGGATACGCCCTTGTCGGAGCATTGTGCAACGCGGCACTCGATTTCATTTGCTTTCAGTTCTCTGAATTTCCTCATTCGTTATTCCTCCAGTTTGTAACTGCTCCACCGCGTCGGTTCACCGTAACGGTTACGCCCGTGAACGAGCTGGCCGGTGATGTTGTACCCTTGATGCCTCAGATCCCATATCCGAGCGCCGAGCCGCATGATGCCGTACTGCGCCATAGCCTCCATCGGGGTTATCACGCCGATCTCGCGGAGGTGACGGAGAATCTTTTCGTTCTGTGTCATGGTCAGCCCCTTTCAAATCGAGGACACGACTTGATGTCAAACGTCACGTCGTACCTCACGCCGCTCTGGGTGTTGTGGAGGTAGTACGGCACCGCCACCGCGTCCCATCCGGGAACAGGCGCCAGTCTGTCAGCCCACGGACATTTCCACCCGTCCCGCTCCGCTCCGCTTCCGAAGAAGCAATCCACGCACGGCTGAGTACAACGCTTATCAACGTGAATCTTCTTCCACACTCGCGGCTGTTCTTTCCGTTTCTTGCTTATGTAGTACGAAACGACTTTCTTGGTCAGTCCCATTTCGTCGGCGATTGCTTGATACGTCTTGCCCTGCCGGACTAGCTTCAAGCAGTACCGTTCTTCATCCTTCGTCCAA